CCATCAGCAAGAAATGCAGGACGGCCTAGAAGGGAAGCACTATATCCCTCAGAAATATCCTTATACGTTTCTTGCAATACTAATTCCTTGGAAGTAGCACTTACAACTTGTCCACGCAAAGCTGCCCGTGCCTTTTTAGTATAAAACCAAACTGCATTAGGATCAAACATTGCGGGAAGTGCTGCATCCATATTGAAAACATCTTGAGCTTCAATAGTCAAAGTAGTTTCTCGTGTTACGGTAATAATACCAGGATCAGTCAAAATACCGAGAGGCTGTTTTCCACCAGTACCAGAAATAAAAGCAGCATCAGTGATCCAATACCACGCAGCACGGAAAATACGAGTTAGATAATTCATCAAGTTAATTACTGAATCATCCAACAGAGAATTAGTCAATTCAGAATAACCTGCCAATTCATGGACAATCATTTCCACCAAACCAAAATTCGGTTCAGTCGCAGGCTTCTCTCCACCTTCCTCAGTCCACCCAAAAGTTACCCCTGCAAAATGATCAAAGCCAGCATCATTTACATCAGGATTCTGCATAAGTTTTGGAAAGGAAACCTTTGGCCCATTCATAGGCCAGACAGTTGCACGTTGCCAAACCAGAGTGGCTTCAGCATCATACATAATCATGATAGCACGGAAATCTTCCGGGATTAGGAATCCACCTGCTGTATCTACTGTGCCGGAAAGCAATTTAGTAATCTGACCATTCCTTACATACTTGGCAAAATCAGTAACCCAAGTTCCCAATTCATCAGAAACCCTAACCCAAGGATTGCTCTTATTATTAAGATTAATAATAGAACCCTTTTCCGTGGTCAAATAATTGCCATCAATTTTAGTAAAAGGCAAACTGGTAAGCAAACCCTTTACCTGATCTTGAGGAATGGGACGTTGAATATCTTCTTTTAGATCCTTAATCATACTCTGTAAAACTGTTTTAATATGCTCCCCAAATTCATCAGTAGCGGTTACAGATCCAATTTGTTCCTTAATAAGTGCCGTCAAATCTTCCTTAGTAAACTTCATATCAAAATTCCTCCAAAACTAAAATTATTTTAAATTTTCTTCTAACAAATCAATTACAAAATTACCTTGCAATTCATCTAATACTGCTTTTTTGATTTCTTCTGGATTAAATTCGATTTCTTCTGAATCTTCATTCTTCTGAGAACCAGGGGAGGTAAACTCTTCAGAATTAAATTCAATGAAATCATTTTCAACCTCAAAAGTTTCATCAACTTTTTCAATGGGAGGTTTTAATTCTTTTATCAATTCTCGCAACTCTGCAAGTTGAGAACCAAAACCTTCCAATATTGACTTTACATTATCTTCAAAAGATTTGTCAAATTTTATCCCCTCAATAGGAATTTCAATATTACCTTCTCCAGAAATAATTTCTTCAGGAAGTCCATCATGATTTTTAGTATCTTCATTTTGAACTTCCTTCTTTTTAGGTTTTCTACAACCATTCTCATCTATATAAGAATTTTCATCACATAAATCAGGATCATAATCAGGACTTTCTGGATCACACTCTGGCATTTGTTTATAATCTGCTTCATTATCTCCCTTATATTCAGGAAATTCTAAATCTTTTACTTCAGCCTTAATTACAGAATCAAATTCACCTTTTTCATTATAATCAAAAACATAATAACGTTTTACTGTTGATTTTATTTTTTTAGTATTAAGGAAAGATTTAATATCAGAAACAGAACCAAATCCTTCTGCTTGTTCAAAGAAATAACCCACTGCTGGCATTATTTTAATATCTTTAACATAAAGAGGCTCAGCCGTAACTGCTAAAACACCTGGAAATATTTGATGGGTTTTTGAATTTTTATAAGCACCCAAATCATCAATAGGAACCCACCACATATTTTTTACTTCATCAAAACCAAAAACTTCTGAGAATCCATCTTTAAGTAGATTATCTTCTTCAAAAATAAAACCATCCATATTAATTCTGGCATCTGGATGTGCTGGGACAGGAACGGCAGAAATTTCTAATAGTTCTTGCTTGGTAAATTCCCTACCACCAGACCACATTTCATCGGGGTCACGATAGGAAAATTCAATAGGACGAAAACCAACTGAGAAAGAAGTCATAAAACCATTTTTATATTGATTCCAAGTAATCAAAGCTTTATCATGAGTATCAAATATCGGTTTAAATGTAAGAGATTTATTCTTCTTATCAATTTTAATTTCAGAAGTTTTAAAATGAGGATGTTCAAAATAATTATGTGAAAAAAGTCCCACGGGATTTAATTTATAATTTTTTAAATCCCAACCAGCAACACGAATAATGTCATTATCTCTATCTGGATTTTCTGTAGAAGCAGTTGCCCAAAAACTCTTTGTAGATTCATCAAGCTCCTTTATTTCAACATTAAAATCAGAACCCAAAACTTCAGTACCATCTTTAGTTTTAATTGTTAGCCCTTGTGACTTAATAGGTTTTGCCATTTGATTTTTTCTCCTTAAAGATACATTGTAGATACTTTTAAATCTCCAGCACTTAAATATGATTGACAGTAATTAGCAACATCATCCGGGGAATAATCTTTGCAACTTGTTATTACCACACAAACAAAACGAGTTTCTGACCAAATATGAGCACAAGAATGTGATTCAAAGAGAATTACTGCTCCAGTGATGCCCGCTTCTATATCTGGTAAATTTAGTTCTTTTGGTATAAATTCAAATGAATGAGGATTTTTATTCTCAATCATTTTTTCTGGGATAACTCTCATTCCTATAAAATCTACTAATCTTTCCAAAAAGAGATTAACTTCTTCTTTTGAAAAGATAATATCAGAATGACAATTATACAAATTAATTTGAGTAGTCCTTAACCTCTTCATCCATATATCCTCCATTTTCTATAAATCCAGGGAGCAATCGCAATTTAAATTAAGGCCAACTTCACCAGGAAAATTAATTTCAGTATTTCCAATTTTAAACTTCTCTCCAGAATCAACAATGAAAGATTTTATTCTACCCCTATGAGCACACTCATTACTATTACATATCCAACTTTTCTTAGAACCACTACTTTCTAAAATTAAAAACTTAGCATAGTTTATAACATTTCTTATCCCACAATTGCAAATCTTAGCACTCCTTGGGTTGGAATTAAAAAACTCAGATAAGTCTTTTAAGTCAGAAGGTTTAGTCATTTTAAAAATTTCATTAGCAATTTTTACACAATAATCATCAATCCATTTATAACTTTCTATTTCAATATTTTCTTTTCTATATTTCAAATATAAATCAACACTAGACTTACAAAGAAATTTAAACAGATCAACCAAATTACTTTCAGTAAACTCAACATTTTTAAAATACTTTAAAATTCCAGTATTCCAAACATTCCTTAAATAAAATTCAAAAGCAAATGTTTCTGTGAGTAAAGAACTTAACATTCTACCTTGAGTTGGAAGGGAATCACGGTCGTCACTGCCATCTGGATTAACATGAGGAGTATCTTCGTCATGTCTCGTAGGATCACTATCTCCAGAATCTTGTGCTGGCTTGGGTTTGCTAATTTGAGAGTCAACATATTTCTCCAATTTAGATAGAGGAATAAAATTAGTAGAAACGTACAATTCATCTCCCTCATCTAATGGTTCAAGATTATGTACACGTTTTCTAAATTCATTTGGAGTCATTGAAGGAAATCCAGCTAAATAAATTCTACCTTCATTTACTTCTAGTTGTCTATCTCTAGGAATTGGATTATCATGTCGAATTTCAATTCTAGGATCAAAAGTAGAAAGAACTTCCTTTGTTAATTCTATATCCCACATTGATAATCTTGGTTTAATACATTCAGTATTAAAATTAATATCCACATAAACAGAATTTTGACGATTATCAGAACCACTAATACCCACCTTAGCAAATGGAACTCGATAAGCAGCAAAAATCATTTCTTTCGTCCATTTAGCCAATTCCATAAATTCAAAATCTTTATTTGTCCATTTCATTGGAACTGGTTTTAAACCTGAATCCAAAACAGCTATATCATTAAATCTTCCAGTTCTAGCAAATCCATATTTCTCTAACCATCTTTCTTTTAACTCTTTAGCTTTATTTTCATCAATAGGAACATCAGTAGTTAATACCATATCTATTCTAGCAGAATTAGCAAAGAAATCTCTTTCATAAATTTCAACATACTGTTGAATATCTACCGCATAAGCTTGTTGTTGAATTGGAGAAGCAGATAAAAACTGATTTTTAGGATGGGGATAATAAAGTAAAACTAATTCTTTACTACTAAACATATAAGAATTACCATTGAAATTAAATTGATAAAATACATCTTTTGGGAGAATTTCAGTTGAAGATTCTATAGGCATTCCATTAGAATCATAAGCTCCCATAAAATTATTCATATTTATGGGCCAAAGTTCCCAAACTTGTCCAAGAGCATTTTTAGCTTTATAGATTGCTGCCATACCACATAAATCTAATTGAATTTGACAAAATTGTTTAACAAATTGAAATGACATTAGGGGATTAGGAATTAAAAATGGTTTACTAAAATCTTTATAACCGTGTCTAGTGCTAGTAATTTCAGATTCAGTATCTTTAACATAAAATTTATAAGGGATTTGTCCAACACGATCTTTAATTAGAGAAACACAAGTAGAAGTCCAACTTTTATATTCTGCTAATTGAGTATTTACATTAGTTCTTGGATCAAAAGCTGGACCACTTTTTTCTCTAGCTATCATTGCTGCTAATTCTCGATATGTCTTTTTATCCTTATTCCATGAGATTTCAATTGGCCCAATACGCATAAATTTTCTCCTAACTTGCGTTTCAGTTAAAAACTGATTTTGCAAATTACCAAATAGATGGTCCTTGATTATTTCTTATCAGATCAACTGCTGCACTACGGCAAAACCAAATTGCCATCGTGTAATCACTTGTAGAATAAAAAGGATGATTTAACATTTCTAAATACAATCTATACCATAAATTTTTCTCCCTATCATCATCAGTAGTAAATTTTCTATCAAAACAAAACATCCACTCATTATTTTCCATTTCTTTTTGTATAGCAGGTAATCCTACATTTGGATCTGCTTTATTTCTCCCTGTTTGAAATCCCTCTATTTTAATATTATATTTTTGATATTCTATTTGATTTAATTTACTAACTAGCATATCAATAATAGCAGATTGAGTAGCATTATTTTCAGCTTTAAACAATTCAACCCCATATTGTCGCCAAGTTTCAATTATACCTTCAGTCAAACCAATACTTCCAGAATAAGCCCTCAACTCAACTGGAATCTTTTTGCCTGTCTGTCTATTAACCGCTAAAATCACCAAAGTAGTACCAGGACGTTGAGCACCTGAGAAATCTATTCCACCTACGAAAATCCAATCCCTTACATCCTCTATAAGCTTTTTAGGACTTACCCCATAATGACAGCAATTTAGAAAATTTGCAAAAGTTCGATCTTTATCAGAAAAAGGAATAAGGCGATAACCACGATTATAGTCTCTATCTCCTAATTCTATGTGCCTATTTATTAATTCTTGCTTAGTAAATTTAGACCAAAGGGGCAAATTTCTTTTGGTTCCAAAAGAATCTTCATAAAAAAGACTTTCTTTATCCTCATTTGCACCAACCTGCATCCATGCCCACATAGGATTTTTTAATAGATAATGGGCAAGATCTTCTTCACACCAATTATTCATCATTACTATTGTTTCTACATCACCATCAGTAGCTAAACGAGACATCCAAATGTTTTTAAAAATATTTTCAATATTCTGTCTTGTTGTTGGTTCAATAATTGCTGTTTTATAATCTTGAGGATCATCAAATATTAAAACATCTGCTCTACCTCCAATAGATGCTGACATAACAGAAAATGCTTGTACTGTTGGATCTTTTGATGTAAAATCTCTCTTAACAAATAATTTTTTAGATCCCCAAATATTTGTAGGAATAATATGAGGACACATTCTTTTAAAATCTTCATCTTTATCAATATAATCTTTAATAGCTCTAACTCTATTAGTTGCTTCATCATCACTTACATGAACAATCTTAATTCTTATATTAGGATCTTTAGCAATCAAATATAAACATAAACCTATGCAAAGTTGCTCAGTTTTGCCCAAACTAAATGCGCCAAGTATTAAAAGTTTCTTAAATCCTTTTTTATGAGCTTTTCTACGAAAACGATGAAATGAATGATGGATTGCTTCATTTTTATAATAAACTCCATTTTTATCTTTCATTATTTTTTGAATAAAAAATTCAGGTTGCTTTGGAAGAGGAGGTCTAGCATCTGCACCAATTTGAAGACAAAGTTCTTTTATATTTTCT